GGGGTGCAGGGGGAGAACCAGAAAACCCTGCACAAACTATTTAATGTAAAGGCCGACAAATTTAAGGGCCGACAATTTCTAACACAGGTAAAAGTCCCTCATCCAAGCGTACCAGAACACACTGTTTGGGTGCAGTTCTTCGTTGTACAGTACGTCCTCAAGTGCGTGCATTATGTAGTCATCCACCATTCCCAAGAGAACATTTCAGGCGGCTTCTTTTTAGCTGCTTTCTTGGTAGAGGATTTCTTTACAGTTTTAGTTTTCTTTGTCTTTGATTCAATCAGACTATCTACAATAGCCTTGATTTGTTTTAGTTCCTGTAGTTCACTCATGCAACTTCTCCATACATATCGAACCAAGCTGGTTCAGAACGATTAGTCCATTTAGCAAAGTGTGCTTTTTCACCACGGTAGTACGCCCTGTAAGCTGATACAGTATCATCAATTGATGCACTATTGGGATTACACTTATATGGATCAGGCATACATTGTGGTGGTGGCGTGTGTAGAGCCATAAACCTTTTATATGGTATGTACTTAGGTGCGTGAAATAGCCAGTCTTTTGTTGAGGCTTTATGTACCTTGCCATAGCGGTGCGTGTACTCATCGCCAAGATAGCCCCAAAGGTCCGACAACCAGTTGTAGTTACCACGCGAGGACCGCGCCCATGCCGTCGAAGGATGGTTCTTGTGGGTTAGGTTGTACAAGCCCTCGCGGTCAGCAACCTCATCACCATCAACTACCCTATGTGCGGTAGATAGTATTTGTGCATACTCCAGTACCATTTTAACTACATGCTTGTCGCAGTGCATGTGTGCTGCTTTCTTGGGATTTCTGTCTAGATAGAATATATTCATTGTTGTTCCTCCCAACGCATTTTTGCAAGGTGAGTAGCTAGCACTTCTAATTCACCTCCAGTAATATGAGCGTCGATTAGGTTATCTACGGCTTCATCATACAATGCAGCAAACTTATCTTCGTTACTTCCCTCAGTCTCAGGCACACTCATTTTGGTTCTCCACAAAAGGATCAATAACTAATATTGTATGTTTGTAAGCTTTAGCAGCTTTTAATGTTCTATGGTATGTAGTCTCCCCATCAGAATGATAAACTTTCCACTTCCTACCTTCCTTACGGATAATTCTTAAATGGTCCTGCATTTTGGTTCTCCGTTGTGAATAGTTGCAGC